CCAGGGGTTACAGTTCGTGCTACTAAAGATCCTGCTGCACCTAATCAGCAGACAGTTGGGGGAACAAACATTGCCGTTTCTACAGCATTTGGAGAAAACGATATTGGCAAAGCAAAGTTTGGATTTGACCAAAAAGACGGCGGCGCATTTCAATTTAAAAAACACGGCGACCAAGTTGATGCTAAAACTGGATTAGTTAAACGTGATCAAATGACCATTGACCCGACGGCCAGAGCGTTTCAGTTCAGTCAAGGACAAAACTTAATTGCTATTATTAATCAAATTATTCTAAGTTCTGATTATTCAAAGGCTGCGCTTAAACCTGAAAATATAACAGACGAGGGTATGATCAAATGGTGGAGACTTGATGTACAAATTCAACTGCTTGACTGGGATCCCCTTGTTGGCGATTATGCACAAAAAATAATTTTTAGAGTTGTTCCTTTTCTCGTACATCATTCAGTATTTTCGCCACCAAGCGCATTACCTATTGGATACGGAGAATTACAGAAACAAATTGTAAAAGAATACAACTACATATACACCGGACAAAATTCAGACGTATTAAAGTTTGATATCGAAATTAACAATTTATTTTTTACAGGTACTAATCCTGGTGCAGAAAAAGATTCTGCAAAAACTGCCAATAAAGATCAACAGGGTGTTGCAGAAAACAAAGATAAAAATACTGAAACAGTTCAAGGCGGCGAAGTAACAGCTCAGGTAACTTCTATGGGACGAGCTCGCACTGCTAAAGATCCTAAACTGTTACGTAAGCCATTAGGTGGATCAGGATATAAAAATGCAGAACAGCAGATCGCAGAATCTTTCCATAAAGCATTTACCAGTGCAGGCAGCGGCGATCTCATCAACGTTAATCTTGAGATTATCGGTGACCCCTACTGGATGGTAGACAGCGGCATATCAAATTACTTTGCTCGACAAGATCCTAAGTCGAGATTTTTGACAGAAGACGGTACCTGCAACTATGAAGGCGGCGATGTATTTGTCTATTTGACATTTAGAACTCCGGCTGATATCAGCGAAACTGTAGGATTGTATGAATGGCCCACAGCTGGCAAGGAAAGCCCCTTCAGCGGAATATATAGAGTTGTTAGTTGCGAGAATACCTTTGCCGACGGCCTGTTTAAACAAAAACTTAAATGTATTAGACAGCCTGGACAGAGTCAAGACTACGGTACTAATAATCCTAACTCATTGGCACAGATGGCAATTGATAAACTCAAAGCATTTGCAACACGAACTACAACAGACGAAAAAACAAAAACAAATCCGGCCGAAGAAACGACGTCGATTGAAACAGATCCGGATACTGGTCCAGTATATCCAGATTATTCGGGAGGTTATTACGCCGATCAAACAGAAGACGGCGGTGGCGGGTATGATCCAAATAACCCAGACGGATACGGAGTAGCATAAAATATGGCACAAGAAAAACGTAGTGTATCAGGAGCGACGGAAAATGTAGGTATAGGCACAGGCCCGTATCTTGCAAGAATTGTCAGCCACCTTGATCCTACATTTATGGGTGGTTTAGAAGTAACTATATTTAGAGAACAAGGTAACAGCAACGCAGACGATACACAGACCTATAATGTTAGATGTGCATCGCCATTCTTTGGCTATACCGGTTTTGAATTCCAAGGAGATAATAGTGCATTAAAGTCAGGTAAGACTATAGATGCCTATAACGATTCACAGAAATCATATGGTATGTGGATGGTTCCGCCAGATATCGGAGTTACAGTACTGGTGGTGTTTGTTGACGGTGACCCAAGCCAAGGCTACTGGATAGGTTGTATCCCAGCAAGATTTTCTAATAACATGGTTCCTGCGATCGGCGGGTCTGATCAAATTGACATTGATAAAGCAGACAAAGATCGCTACGGAATTACCAAAGGACCAGAACAGTTCCGTGTAAAAAATCTACCAGTCACAGAAATCAACAAACGATTAAATGCTAAAGAACAAAAAATTGATCCGGAAAAAATTCCTAAAGCAGTACATCCGTTAGCAGATGTATTGTTAGAGCAAGGACTGTTGCTTGATGATTCTCGAGGTGTAACCACAACCTCGGCAAGACGTGAAGCACCAAGTATGGTATTTGGGATCTCAACTCCCGGTCCGTTGGATAGACGACCAGGCGCCAAGCGAGCTAAAATTGGCAGCATACAAAATCAAACACAGGCAGCAGTACCAGTAAGCCGCCTTGGTGGTACACAATTTGTTATGGATGACGGTGACGACAGATATCAACGAGAAACACCTGCCGGTGGCCCTAACGGTGGCCCAGTAAAATACATCGACCGATTAGAACCAAATGCTAACAAAGTAGAAAAGGGCGAAAACCCAATACCCTACAATGAATACTTCCGTGTGCGTACTCGTACCGGACATCAATTGTTGATGCACAACAGTGAAGATTTAATTTATATCGCTAATGCAAGAGGAACTGCATGGATTGAACTGTCGTCTAACGGTAAGATAGATATCTTTGCTACAGACAGTGTCAGTATTCATACAGAAAACGATTTTAACTTTAAAGCAGATAGAGATGTTAATATTGAAGCAGGTCGTAATATCAATATGAAAGCAGAAACTGGTAGGATGCATGTTGAAACATTTACAGATTTAGAATTCCTTGTCAACAACGATGCAAAAATAACGGTTGGTGCTAACCTTGATATTCTTGTTGGAACAGATACTAAGATATCACAAACTGGAAACTTCGAAGTAAACACCAACGGTGATAACAGGCTTACTGCTGGACAAGATACCAGCCTCGGTAGCGGTGGCAACCATAAAGAATCAGCAGCACAGATACACATGAACAGTAACTTACCTGCGGAAGCAGCAGTATCTGCAGCCTTTGTAAAACCATTGACATTAAACGCCAACCCAGCGACCAGTACAGTAAAATCCTGGGCTGACGCAAGATATCAATCAGGTACTGTCGACAGTATTATGAAACGAGTACCTATGCACGAACCTTGGCTATTGCATGAAAACCAAGCACCAGCACAGGTTACTCCAGATAATACTGATAGAGAAAACTCGGACTAATATATGGCTAATAAATTATACAATCAAAAAGTAGTAGCTACTAATGTTGCTTCAGTTGGTGACAACGGAGGCGCATTTACCTACAAAGGATTCAGTTCAAAAGAAACTAAACGTAACTATAAACTCTACGATATTGACCTTGTTAAACAAGATTTAATCAATCATTTTTATATTCGCAAAGGCGAAAAACTTGAAAACCCAGACTTTGGAACAATTATCTGGGATATGTTGTTTGAAAACTTTACTGAAGATGTTAAGACAATGATTGCTAAAGATGTAGAGGGTATTGTGAATTATGACCCGCGAATTGTTGTTAATGCTGTTACAGTTGATAGTACAGACCAGGGCATTAGGATCCAAGCAGATATAACTTATCTTCCTTTTAACGTTAACGAGCGCATGACTTTTGACTTTGATAAAAACAATTCTATCGTAAAGTGACCACATTATTTTAGGTGGTAAATATGATATCAGGAATAAAAAATGACAACGACCAGCAGACAAAATAACTTAATTTTAAACCAAGATTGGACACGGATCTATCAGACATTTAAAAATGCTGATTTCAAATCATACGATTTTGAAAATCTTCGTAGAGTTATTATCACTTATCTTAGAGAAAATTATCCTGAAGATTTTAACGATTATATTGAATCGTCAGAATACATGGCAATTATCGATGCGGTAGCTTTCCTTGGCCAAAGTCTTGCTTTCCGTATCGATCTTGCCAGCCGCGAAAATTTCATCGAATTAGCAGAAACTAAAGAAAGTGTATTGCGCCTTGGAAGAATGTTAAGCTACAACTCTAAAAGAAATATTGCAGCTAACGGACTTTTAAAATTTTCTACAGTGAGTACTACCGAAGAAATTCTTGATAGTAACGGAAAAAATCTTGCTAACCAGGTGATTAGTTGGAATGACCCAACCAACACCAACTGGCTCGAGCAGTTTATCCTTGTGCTAAATTCAGCTATGGCAGACAATACCGAGTTTGGTCGTAGTCAAGGTAACGCAACAATACAAGGCATTCCTACAGAACAATACCGATTTAGATCCACATCGAACGATGTGCCTATTTTTACATTTAATAAGACAGTGGCAGGCCGAGGTATGGCATTTGAAATTGTCAGTACTTCATTCAGAGGCAGCGAAAGCATCTATGAAGAACCTCCAGTACCCGGAAACCAATTAGGGTTTGTTTATCGCAATGACGGGACAGGACCAGCCAGTGCAAATACAGGATTTTTCTTTTTATTCAAACAAGGTAGTCTTGAGCTTGCTGACTTTTCAATAGACGTTCCGACAACCAATGAAAAAATCGCAGTCAACGCCTTCAACATTAACAACGACGATGTTTGGTTATTTAAATTAGCAGGTAATGGTGCTCAACTTAATCGCTGGGCGAAGGTATCAAACCTTGTTGGTAATAATATTGCCTATAACAGTATTTCAAATAACATTAGAAACATTTTCTCAGTGCAGACAAAAGAAAACGATCAAATTGATTTAGTGTTTGCTGACGGTGTTTACGGCAATTTGCCTCAAGGTGCTTTTAGAATTTACTATAGAATCAGTAACGGGCTGTCATATACTATTGCACCTACTGACTTACGAGGCATTAATATTGCAGTGTCATACTACAATAAAAAAGGTTTAGAACATAAGTTAACTGTTGGATTAGCATTACAGTCTACAGTATCTTCATCGTCACCTTCTGAGACAATTGACTCGGTCCGTGTAAACGCACCAGCAACCTACTATACACAAAATAGAATGATCACCGGCGAAGACTATAATCTTGCACCGCTGGGCAGCAGCCAAGACATTTTAAAAATTAAATCAATTAATAGAACCTCCAGCGGCATAAGTCGTAATTTTGAAATTATTGATGCTTCTGGAAAATACAGTGCCGTCAACGTGTTTGCTGACGACGGATTCATGTATAAAGAAGATACTGAACGTAATTTAAGTTTTAAATTTACCAGCAAAAT